AAATAAGATGTCAAGTAAAAAAAGAGCGTATTACATTAGAACAATTGACAAACAAAAAAACTAAAGAAATATTAAAAAAATTAGGCTATACTAAATATTATGAACATATACCATTTATTAAAGACAAATTAGGAATTAAACCACCCGTTATGACACCACAATTAGAAGAAATTTTATGCAATTTATTTATGGATATACAAATACCTTATTCTAAATATTGTCCAAATGATAGAGTCAATTTTTTAAATTATTATTACACTTTATATAAATTGTGCGAACTATTAGGCGAACGACAATATTTAGAACACTTCCCAATGTTAAAAGACCAGAAAAAAGTTGAACAAGATGATATATGGAAAAAAATATGCGATGAATTAAATTGGGATTTTATACCTACTATATAAATTTATATTATATCTATATATGATATATTTTTATGATGATGATATTGTAAATATAAATTTATTTAAATCGCGTAAAGATATTAAATCAGTGTGGGTTCCAAATAAAACACCTAACCCCATTTCTAAAAATATGCCAGCATATTATTATGTAAGTATGTTTCATAAAAAATATCCAAAAAATAAGTATGCAAAATGCATGTTAGATACCCCGCCATTAAAACCTACTAAAAAGATACATACTGCAAATACTATATGTGCTAGATGTAATATTCAAACTGGATCTGGATTAACTATTAATGAAATAAATAAAATTACAAAAAAGAAAGCAAGTGTAGTTATATTTGATTGGGATTTAACTTTATCTGTATGTAATGGTGTATATACTCCAAGATTATCATTTGCAAATGATGTTATATTTCCTGATCCTAAAAAAATGGATTATACATTTGAGGAAATGGCTCATTTTTATGCTGGATCACTTGAACGACTTGATGCGATTAAAACAATGTTTAAAACACTGAGGGATAAAGGAACAAAAATATTTATTCTTACCGATAATGGATGGGGTAATAAACCGAATGATTTCATTAAATTTTTAAACATATATGATCCTTCTTTAGTCCAGTGCGAAATTATTTATGGTAATAATGATAAAATTAAAACAATAAACAATCATCCTTTTTTTAAATTAAAAAAGAAAAAAAATAAAACTAAAAATAAAACTAAAAAATCTAATTATTGGTTACAAAATATAACACGGAAATTATTTAGATAATTAATTTTGAAAGAAGATACTTGTATGTTTCATCACTATGGATACCATATTGTGCAAAAAATATTATATCGGCATTCGGTAATAATGCTTCAGCACGTATATTTCCTTTTGTTGTACATAATTTAATGTATGTATCCGTAAATAATGTTTTGTATAACTCATGCTGTATCATTTTATTTGTTGAGACTATTTCTTGTATTATTGAAAATTCATCTGTTTTTTTTATTGTTTTAATAATATCATCAAACTCATGATCATCATTATTAATTTGAGTAGTCAATGCATATAACATTCCATCATAATTCTTATCATCTAGTTCATTTGAAAATCGTTTTTTATCATATGAACTTTTTACATCTTTTTTATAAATAGACATTCCAAAATCAATTAATTTATATTGATAACCATATGTCCGAATAATATTTGGGCCAAGTTTTATTTTTGTATTCATTGTAGTTTTCATTGCACCTACATTTCCAACATGCAAATCACCATGAATATAATTATGTTTATGCATAAATTTAAATATATAAGATACTTGTAAAAGCATAGAATATATTTGTACATGTGTTAATTTTGTCATTATATTATTTAATATTACATCCATCTTAGTGTATATTTTGTATGAACATAAATTTTGATTTATACGCTTTTTATATTCATCTAATACTTTAGTTCTCATGTTTTTATGAGGGTTTAATACATCCCAAGATATTTTTATATGAGAACATCCTTCTTCAAAATAATAATCGATTAATTGCATAAAATATTCAGGATATTTATTTCCAAATTGAAGTGAAAATTTAATTTCATTATCTATAATATTCATTTCTTTTTTTGTAACATGTGCAATTTTAATAATATATTTATTTCCATTTAAAGTGCAATCATGCACACTGGATAATATACTTTTATCTATTGGTTTACCAATTTTTATTACATACATATATAATAATGGTATTATATATATCAGTAAAAAACATTATTATTGTTATATATTCATTTATATACACTAATTAAACGTTTCTATTTTTGTACCTGTTTTATCATATACCCAAATTTCATATTTATAACCTAAATCTTTTGCTGCAATTTGTTTAATAAATATAATGTCTATATTAAGTTTTAAATTCCATTTTGACTTAACTTCAATACACAAATTTTCATTAGGAATGAATATATCTACATAATGTCTATGGTGTTTATAATTATTTTTATACCATATTTCTGGTACATTTTCATTTCCAGTTATAATATCGTTTTCATTATAAATTTTAAGTAAATCATCTAAAGCAAAGTGCTCATATCCTTGAATACTTATCTCTTTTTTTGATGGTAATATATATCTTTTCTTTTTATATTGTGATGCAGTATTTTTAGACATTATTTTCGAATTTTGTAGAGGATATGGAAAACCATATCGTAATATACAGGTTTGTTTACTTTTTTCTTTAAATTCTTCAACTTGAAATGTATTTTCTGAATTATATCGTTGTATATTAGTTTTTTTCATTTTTTCTTTTATTTCTGATCGTTGCATAGAGTTTTCAACACCATATTTTTCAATATTGGTATGTTTACATTTTTCTCTTATTTTTTCAAGTTGTAGTACATGATCAACACCATATTTTTCAATATTATGTCCTTTCATTTTATTCATAATTTCTATATTTTGTAATACATGTTCAACTCCATATTTTTCCATATTAGTTTGTTTACTTTTTTCCTTTATTTCTTTATTTTGTATGGCGTATTCAACTCCATATTTTTCCATATTAGTTTGTTTACTTTTTTCTTTGAATTTTTCAACTTGAAAAATATTTTCATAACCATAACGTTCTATATTAGTTTGTTTCATTTTTTCTATTACGTCTTTATTTTTTAAAGGATGTCCATTATATTTTTTAATAAATAATTCTTTTGTTTTTTTAATTCCATTTTTTATTGAACAATCTTTACATAATGCGCCATTTTTAAACATTGCACGAAATGATTTATTAAAATAATTGTCACAATCATTAATACATTTTCCTTCTATTTTTGTATTTCTATTAACATTTTCATATTGTTTATCTATATATATTGATTGTTCATTACAATATTGTATAAGATATTCTTTGTTGTAAATCATAATTAATAATATTAATTATGATTAATATTAAATCAATTTTTATATTTTGATTTTTTTAAAATCCTCCTGGAAAATGAACTAAATTTAATCCTACACCCAACCCGGCACCATTTCGAACAGAATTACCCATGGTTGGAATATATGTGTCCAAAATACTAAATGTTGCAGCTGCAACTAATGCAATAAGAGCAATAACTTCAAAATCAAGCGACTGCTTCGGAATAGCAAAGCATGCAAATGCGACCATTAAACCTTCAACTAAATATTTTATTACACGCTTCATTACTTCCTGAAAATTTAGCATATATTAATATAAAGAAAAAAAATATAAATAATTCTGGTTACTCATATAAAGAATGTACAAGCATGTTGATTTACTCGATGAAGATAAACCGATCGCCGAACAAAAGTTCGCATGTCTCTCATTTGTATCTCCAGAGAATGAAATTAAAAATAAGAATTTATTCTTCTTTGAGAAATTTGTAGAGGAATACGATTTCAATAAATCTATGGAAAAATTTACCCAATTTATTAATTTTATTTCATTCAAATACAATATTAAAAGTGATGATATTCACGATCAATTTAAAACATTTGTTACGAGTGAGAAGGAAACCCTTACCAAAACGATCGAGGATGATTACAAAACATTTGTTGATAATAATGAAGACAAACTAGAGAAGAAATATTCTAAAAAGAATAATTTCCAAACATCGGTTCGCGGTCTTAAAATTAGAGGTGTATTCCCAAATCAAGAAGAGGCCGAACTTAGATGCAAGATGTTGCGCGAGATTGACCCAAATCATGATGTGTATGTTGGCCCCGTTGGATTGTGGATGCCATTTCATCCCGATGCTTACAAAACGGGCAATGTCCAATATTTAGAGAAGGAATTGAATGATCTTATGCATGAAAAGAAAAAGAATGACGACAAAGCCAAGGTAGAATTTGATAAACGTGTAAAAGAGGCAAAAGTAAATGCAATTCAAGATAATATTGAAAAGGCTGCTAAATCAAATAATAAACTAAGTCAAACTATTAATGAGAAGGGTGAATTGGTAAGTATTCAAAATATGAATACACAGGAAAAGAATCTTGGAGTAAATGCTTCTCTCGATGAGATAAAGAAGGAGTTATTTGAAGGAGACAATATTGTTGTGGGGGAGACCGATCATGGACTTAGTGCAATTTTAAATAAATCGGTATAATATATGCCACCAACAAATATTGAATTAAAA